AGCAAACCAATAACATGATCACTGGCAGTGCTAACCACCGCACAAGCCATCTGGCTCGGATTGAGCCGATCACAGTTGCGTATACAATTCCCAATAAAACCGCTGTTGCCGCGGTAATGAATTGGACCGCGATAATACTGTTTGCCGTCATTTGGTCACCCTGCCTCCACGCGGTAGCTTCTTGATTGCCCGCGATTGTCCGCCCTCAAACTCACCAAAGGTTAGCCTAATAGTCGATACGAAGCCCAACCCAGCGACGAAGCCTTGCGTGGGGTTTTCCGGACCGTAGATGAAACACGCAGCCGCCGTTCCGAAAATCCACACAAGCAAGAAGTCAACCCTCTCGTACCACACAGGGCTCCTCTCGGGAAACATCCCTTTGAGCCTAGCGGCGGTCGTAGGCATCTGTCTGGCCAGACCCAGCAGGACAGTAGCGAATGCGCCAGCAGCGGCAGCGATTATGATCGTGAGCGCCATGGAGCTTGGACTCGCGCTGCCTCCGACTCGACAGTTTGCCTCTTTCAGCCGTAGTATAGCTCCAAATTGGCGATTCGTGTCTATGCGTTATAGGTACCCGTACATGCTACGCTGATCCATGCCCAAAGCCTACCACCCGTCAGCAGCCAAAAACAGATGTAATGGTCCGCTGTTACCGATGGAGGAGAATAAAGGGCGAAGCGCCTCCAGCACCCCACCCTTTTGGGCGCTACCCCAAAAACCAGAGGCGCACACAATTAGCGCACTACCCACTGTCCGCGTTGTGAACCCGTTCATCGGTTTATCCTAAAGTGGCGCGTTGGCATCCCCTTACCCCATCTTTCCCGACCGCCTCGAGCTCCTGTTCAACGGCGCTGGGTACCCAATCAAACAGAACTGGTCGAGTGCGAACAATACCACCGACTCCACCCCGCTCGCCAGCGCCAAGCCTCTCTCTTTCAGCCACGGCGTCGTGTAATCGCTGATTCCCACCAGGTGGCTGCTCTGCGCCGGCGGGAACCCAAGCTGCCCAGGCAATGCAATCGAGCCGCGCACCTCGTCCAGATCGCGGTCGCCTGTGAAAGTGAAGTTCTCGGTCTTCAGGCAGGTCAGCGCCGCGGCGGTCCACGACGCGGTTGGATAGTTGACGATCTTATTCAACGGCGTGTCGTTCGTGTCCACGGGGTACAGCGTTTCGAAGCGGGCGTTGGGATGCGCGGCCCGCACGAAAGCCACGATCGCATTGGTGAATGCCCCGATCAGCGTGGGCAGGAAGGCACATTCATCCGGGAAGTCCGCCGGCTGCGCATTCTGGCTGGGAATGATCCCCATCGGCCGTCCGAATGCCGTCTGAAACGCGCTCTGCGTGTAAGCGTCATAAAATGGCATGCCCGCCGCCGACGCGTTGTACCACCACTGGACTTCTCCGAATTGCAGGTACGGAACCAGCCCCGCCGCGCTCATGAGGTTTGCCATGTCCAGGTAGGCCTGCTGCCAGAACGCCGTGCTGGCCGGCGAAAAGTTGGTTTGAAGGGATGGCGTATTGAGCAGCGCCGCCGCGCCGTCGGGATAGCGCTGCGCAATCCCCGTCGCCGGTTGCGGGTCGCCGTCCTGAAGCTCCATGGAAAACGCCGCCGCCACGTCGATGCCGTACCCCTTGAGGGCGGCGAAGTAGCTGGAGTGCCAGTCGCGCGCAGCCCGGTTGATGCGCGGCGCCGCAGTCAGATCGGTGCGCCAGCCCCCCGCCCACGCCATCGTCGAGAGGTCGCCGTCCACGCCTCCGCCCAGCGGCCCGCTCGCCGCCGCGGTAAGGTTCTGGCTGCCGCCCGTGTCCGCGGCGACGCTCATCCCGTTTCCGGCCGTCCCCATGGCGCGCGACCGGATGGTCAGCGTCAGGCCAGCTACGTTCGCCCACACCGCCGTGGCGCCTGCGTTGATCGCGAGCGCCAGCGCGTTGGCCACGCTCGCCGCCGTGTCCGCAATGAAGCTCATGTGCTTAAACAGCGTTCCACCGATGTTGACCGTCGTGTATAGGCCGAAATCCGGCGTGCCCGCTAGCGTCACGGTAGCCGAAGCGTACTGCTGTCCTGGACACGTCAGTTCGTTAAACCACATCGCGCCGGCATAATGGTTCGCCCGCCCCTTGAAGCCGAGCGTGTCGATCAGCCACGCGGTCCGCTCCGGCGCAAGGCAGATGGAGTGATACGTGTCCCAGTCGGTCGCCAGCGTCGTGTCCGGAGTGCTGGCGATCGTGGGCAGGTTCGCTGTCGGGTGAGCGATCTCGAAAAAGTCGAAATAGAAGACTCCGCTCCCGGTCTGCTTTGCCGTCACGGTGTGCCGCCCCGCGGCGAGCTCGGCCACCATGATCCGGACTAGGAAATCCTCCTCGCCGGCGAACGCCAGATTCGCCGTGCTGGTCGCGCCGTCGATGGTAATGGAAATCGGCGCGCCGGCCGCCAGGCCGCTGTTGAACATGCGCGTCCCCACGTACAGCGCGTGGTTCCCCGCCGCCGTGTAGGTGCACGAGACGGACGACCCCGGCGTCTCCGTGGTTCGAATCGAGCCGCCCGAATAGTTGCCGATCGCCGGCGCGTCCCATGCGCCCGAATAGACTACCAGGTTCGAAGCGTCTTCGGCGCGCCAGCTTCCCGGGCCCGCCACCTGGTACGTCAGATTTGTTCCTGCCACCGTCCAGTTTGAGACCGTCACCTGAAATTCGGTCCGTACGAAGTTGCCCGGCAATTGATCGGGCGCCCACGTCCACCGCATCCTCCGCACCGAGTTTGTCGGTACCTGGACCAGCGTGGTGAAAGCCGGCGCCACGAATCCTTGCAGATTGCTGAAATTGAGCGCGACATGCCACAGCGCCGGCGACGCTCCTCCGCTCATGGTCTGCGACGCCGGCTGCCAGATTTCGGTCCGCGCGCCGCTCACATTGCCGTAAACCCCCACCCGGTTTCCGTTGGCGCCCGCCGCGGCCCCGTACTGCAGCGTAATCTGCGCTCCCAGCGCCGAAGCCGTCATGCCCGTCGCGGCGGTGTTCGCGGAGATCGCGTTCGCCAGTAGCGTGGCCACGCCTTCCAGCGTGTCGTTGTAGTACATCATGTGCGTCGCGTGCTGGCTCGATGGATCCACGCCGTCCGCCGCCGCCCAGGCCAGCTCCACGTAATCGTTGGCCGTCACCGCGCCCGTGAGCTCGAAAACTGCCTGCGCCGGCGTCGCTGCCAGGCTCCCCGCCGCGGGCGTCGCGTTCGCCGCCAGCGGAACCTTGTACTCCCGCTCGACGCCGTCCGTTCCCGTCGCCCAGATCCGCAGGTACGGCCAGTCTACTGTCGGCCACAGCGTGCAGTCCATCGCCATGCAATCCTGGCGTTCCTCGTCCCAGGAGAGCTGGAGGCCGCTCAGGTCGCCGTCCGGCAGGCAGCGCAGCGCCGGATGTTCGAAGACGTTGTCGCGACACCACTCGACCACCGCCCAATCGAGCTGCTGGCGAAACGATCCCGATACCGTGAACCCTGTCGGGCTGGTCGCGCTCAACGCCGCCACCGCGCTCGGTTGATAGAAGTAGCATTGCAGGTCCCGGTCGGGCCGCAGCTTGGTGAGTTGTTCCGCCATGTCGATTTCACATCCGAATCAATACCGTCAAATCGGCGCCCGGATACGTTTGCCCCACCGAGAGTATCGCCAGAGTCACCTGCGAGCCGGCCGCCAGCGGCGCGAGCGTATTGCCCGCCACGCTATTGGACACCGAAGCCGAGGCCGCGAAAGTCAGCGGGCAGTATAGGTTCCCGTTGACGTTCAACTGCAGTTGCACCGCCGCATCCGCCGCCGTGCCCAGCACCGCGTAAATCTCGCGAACCGCGTGCGAGGCATCCATCACCAGGGCTGGAGCCGCGTATTGGTCTACCGCCAGAAAGCCATCCACCTGAATCGTGTATTGTCCGCCGGAGGTCGTTCGCAGTCCTAAATCGGTGGTCTGGGTCAGCGCAATGCTGCCCGTCGGGCTGTTTCCTTTGTTGTTAGTCACAATCAGCTCGGCGCTTGCCACCCGCACATCCGGCAGGATCACCGGGAAGGTCCAACTCCCGCTGTAGGGGCTCCCGAAGAACTCGGGTGGAAACGACGCGATCGCGCTCGTGCTTGCCAGATGGTAAAGCGGCTCCGGCCCCGCCGTGTGCGCGGTGGCTGTGCTTCCATCGCATCCTCGCGTCACCTGGTAAGTGGCTCCGCTGTTGAGCGTGGCTGTCACGCACATGACTTCGCCGTCGATCTGCAGATAGGCGCCCGGCTGCCCCGGCCCCGGCTGGCTTAGGTTGATCGTGCTGTCCGCCGCTCCCACCGCGTTCGCCAGCGTGATTCCCGGCGTGCCCAGCAGCTCGTTCCAGTAGTACATCGTCAGCGTGGCCGAGGATATCGACCGCGTGTTCGTCAGGTTGTGGAATGCCACGCCGCTCAACGCCACGGTCCCGCCCTGCGCCCCGTTCCCCAGCCCGAAGAGCGGCTGCGGCGGAATGCCGGCGTCCCCCAGTCCGCCAATCTGCCAGCGCGTGACCGTCGATATCCCCGGGTCGCATTCCACGTTGTTGACGTTCGCCGCGCGCCCGGTAATCTGCGCCACCTCGCCCGACCAGTTCGGAATCGCGAATTGCGCCGTCGCGCTGGTGGTCGTCGCGCCGGGGTTCCAGCCGCTCACCGCCGCCACGAAATAGCTGGTGGCGTCCGGCTCCACCACCCACCCCGGCAATACCGTCAGCGTGGTCGCCGTGTTTGACCCGATCGTCGCTTCCTGTCCCGCCCCGGTCCCCCGCGTGATCCGCGCCGTCATGCCGCTATACGCATTGGCCATCATGTTGAGCGTTCCGTTGCCCACCGTGTTGGCCGAGTACAGGGTCGCCGCCGTCTCCGGCAGCAGTTCCATGCGCCAGTAGAAATTCGCATGATCGAAATTCGGGTCCGGCGGCGCGATGGGCAGCGGCGGAAGTCCCGGGTCGGTAAATTGGGCCGCGATGGCCTGGCCGCTCGCAATCCGGTACAGTTCCGCCGGAGAAAGGCCGCGATAGACGTTGAAAGCCGCCGTATTCGGATCGAAGCTCAGCCCCGTCAGCGTAACCGCGCTTCCACTGCTGGCAATCCCGGCCGTCACCAGGAACGATAGCCCGCTTTCATTTCCCGCCGAATCGAGCGCCGAGATCGCGTAGTACAGAACCTGGCCGCTCGCCAGCGTTCCACCGGGCGCCACTGCCGCCGACAGGCTCACAAAGGGGATGCCCGGACCCGCCTCCGCGCTCGTGGCGGGCGGAACGTAACTCACCGTGACGGTGACCTGGACCGAGCCGTCGCTGCTGATATCGTCGGCCTCCGTCACCCCGAACTCAAGATTCCCATTGGCGTCCACTACGGTGCCGATCAGCGGCCGCGGCACGCCCGTGCTCGCGTCGCTCTGCCGCCGCCCTCCCGTCGCCGAAGTGGGCTGCCCGTTGCTGTCGGCGTACCAGGCGTCGTCGTGAATCTGCGCCGTGATCGTCGTCACGCGGTGATTGATCCCAGGAGCGATTTTCAAAATACGGAACGGCTGCCGCGTGAACCCTTCTTTGAGGTACGTGATTGTGATGATGTCGCCCGGCCGCACCCCGAACGATTTCACGCTCGTCTGGAATTCGATGTACGTGTTGCCCAGCACCGATTTGTTCAGGTTCAGTTGCAGGATGCGCCCCGCCTGGTCGTTATTCGGAAGCCCTATCGCGTTCAGGCTCGCCGTAATCTCTTGCCCGCAGAGCGTCACATCGTTAGCATCGGCCACCGTGTAGCTGTCTTGCTGGTAGTCGTTCAGCGAGTCCTGGAACTCCACGCTGAGACTGTTCGGGGTGTCCGCCATGCTGCGCGAATAAACCCGCACGCTCGGCGCTCCGCTCGGCAGCCGCAGGATTCCGGTAACGCCCGTGCTGCCGTCTCCAAACTCGTAATTCGGCCAGCCGCCGTTGAGGGGCTCCGTGCTGTTAGACCACGCGGGCTTTGTGGGCTGCTCGTTGGCGATGGCATCCTCCACGCGAAGCTGCAGCAGTCCGGTGCTACTGTAGGTCAACAACAGCCGCGCCGTGATCCGCACCCCGCGCGCCACGTCGCCGGCGCTCTTCCTGGTCTTCAGCGCCATGTTGCACTGGAACAGGCCGAGCGAAATCGCATTGCCGTAGATGTCCAGCGCGTCGATCTGCTGGTCGCAGTCCGCCGCCGCCGCCGCGAAGCTTGGCATGTCGATCTCCGCCGCGCTCCAGCCCAGTCGCCGCAATATGTCCAGCAGAATCCACGCCGGGTTGTTGCTGAATTGCGCGCCTGTCTGCGCGCCTGTCGCGTCGTAAATGGGAATCGTCAGCCCTTGCGCCAGCACCTTGATTCTGGGCAGCGTCGTCCCATTGTTGATCTGGTTTGGAACCACCACTGAGAGGTACGCCATGCTTCCGTAAGGATCGCCGCCCGGAAAGTTGGCGTCGAACTGCCCCGTGCGCTGTCCGAGGCTTTGGACGTTGTACCACCCGGTAGCCGTCATGTTGGCGCCGGGGATGCCCAGCGGAATCTGCAACTCGTCGACCAGGACGATCAGCGGCGCCTGCATCTCGCCGATCCCCAACAGGACTTGCATCCTCGTCAGATTGCCGTCGTTGCGCGCAAACACGATGGGGGGCGCGTACCACGCCGTCCCGTACACCATCGGCACGAAATCGTTGTACAGCGCCGTGTTCAGGCTGATCGCCGAAGCCTGCACGTTTCCCCCCGCGGGCCGCACCAGGATGGACGCCGGCACGAATTCGAGGCCGCCGAAATTCCCCCACATCCCCCGCGCCTGGCAGTCGCTCCGCGTGTATCCGCAGCTTGTGTACGGAACGCCGCCGTCGAGGTTTCCCGCGCCGCCCGCAATGTCCGCCGAGTATCCGCAGCGGTAGTACAGCGAATATTGCCCGTTGCTTCCTCCGTTGACCGCTTCCGTGCGCTGTTCCGCGGTCGCCGGAAAATCCCACGGGCACGTCCGCTGAATCCGCACCTGCGGCAGCAGCACCCTCTGCAAGCTCATCCGGTTGATCGCCGTCAGCCGGAGCGTCGCCTCCAGAATCTCGTCCGGCGGATTGCAGATTCCCTGGAACAGCGCCGCCGTGGCGCTCGCCGCCGTCTGATTCGGCAGATTGTAAATCAGAAAACTCACCGTCAGCCGCGCGCCCTTGAAACCGATGGACTGCTCAAGCTCCGAAAAATACGAATCCGCGTTCGCCAGCACGATCGAGATCTGCGATAGCCCGTCCACCCCCTGCGCCGAGGCCGGCTGCATCTCGAACGCGCTGTGTTCCAGCACCCGCGCCGCATACGCCTTGCCATTCACGGTGATTCCGTGCGTACACCAGCTTTCCGTATGCCCGTTCGCCAGCGTGCAATCGAACAGCAGAAGCGGCGTGTCCGTGATCGCCTGCTCCGTCAGACTATAGATGGTTGACATAGATGATGTTCACCGTGCAGGAATGCCGGTTTACGCCCGTGGTCGTGACCGCCAGTTGGTCGTCCCGTAGACGCGCGTTCTGGTAGACTCCGCCGCTTGTGCTCACCTGGTACACGGATGCCCCCGCCTGCGGTTCCGCTTGCATCCCGTATACCTCTACCTGAGCGGCGGCCGGAATTTGCAACCCAAAACAAATCTCGGCCGCCGCCGCGTCTCCGCTCCCCGCGAAGACGAACCTGTTCCATTGCGTTTGAACCGCTTGGCTCGCCTGGCCGCTCCCCAGCAGCATCGTAACCGTCGCAGCAGCCGCCGCGCGCAGATAGACGCTCAGGCAATACTTGTATCCGCCCGGCGCCGCCAGCGTTTGCGAGATCGTCTGCGGCCCCGCGCCGCTATTCGTCAAACTCCACGCTGCCAATCCGCCGGCCGGGTCCGCGATCCCGCTGGTGATCGAAAGCTGCGGATCGAGCGCCCAGGCCGCCTGTCCCGGCGCCTCGCTCCAGGCCAGCAGGTTCGCCGCCGGGTCGAGAAACGTGAACCCGTTCAGCTTGCCTTGCGCGGAGGCGAAGAATTGCTCCAGCGCCGCCAGTTCCGCGTCCGACAGGCCCGTGTAGCTCAACGCCCACTCCGTCGTCGCTCCCGCCGCGTCCGCCAGTTTGATCGAACTTCCGTCCAACGCCGCGTTCATCACCGTGCGCGCGCGCCGCTCGGTCCGAATCGGAAACTGGCTCAGCGCGCCCGTTCCAAGTTGTGGATACGTCAGCATGCCTATCCTCGGTTCTCCACCACCCTCAGTACCGTCGCCCCGTCCATCTCTCCGCTGGCCGCGGTTTGCAGCGTGTCCGTCTCCAGGCTGCAACTCGGATACACCGTTCCGTCCCACGGATCGGTGAATGCGAAGTTTCCAAACGCCCCTTGGTTGTCCTCGAAGAACTGCTCGATGGCCGCCACTTCGCCTTCGTCCAGTTGGCTGAGCGGAATCTCCCATCCGTGAAGCGGCCCGGCGCAGTCTTGGTACCGCTGTTCCGTCCCGTCCAGGAAGCGCAACGCCTGGTTCTGATAGCGCACGTTCCGCGTCGCCGGATACTGCATCACGGCATTGGTTTTCAATTTGGGGAAGGTCGCCATGGCTATAGATCGTTCACCACGTCGTTGATCGAGTTGGAATTGAGCATTGCGTTTCGTACCGCCGCCGCGATGTCCGCGCTATGGTCCATAAACCACCGCGCATCGAGTGTCTGTGCGTTCGCCGTGGTCTGCGCCGGCGCCGCCCCCGCTTCGCTCGAGACGCTGCCGGCGGACCCTCCCGCGCTCGTCGAAGATCCGCCCAGCGCCCTGGCCGTTCCCATTTGGTCGTAACTGACGCTGGTCAATGCTCCGCCGCTGTCGGCGGCCTGAAAATCGAGTGACGGCGGCATGACGTACTTCGTCAGTGGCGCCGGTGACTCGGATCCCCCGCCGCTGAATAACCCGATTAACCCCCCGATCAACGGAATCAGACCGAGCCCGCTCTCCAGAACCGTCTTGGCCACCGAACCCACCGTCACTCCGCCGCCGCTGTTGGTTGTCTTCGAAGCGGCCTCCGGTTCGGTCTTTGCCGGCCCCGGAGCCATGCCGCTTTCGAACGCCGGCAGCGCCCCTGAGGATGCTCCGGCCTCGCCTGCGCCGCTCGTTTGCGACGCGGTTTCCGCCAGCAAGGCCGCCAGCTCCTCGGTCTCCGCCCGCGCCGCCAACGCATCGGTCCGTTCGCCGCCCGCCGCCTCCATGAAACTACCGAGCAACTTCTCTTGTGTGGTTTTGGCCATTTCTTGTTTCCGCCGAAAGCTCGTTTTCCAGGATCGCGAACGCCTCCACTTGACGGGCGCTCAGCTCCGCGAAGCTCGTCCCTCCAACCCGCCGCCGGACCAGAAACTCCTCCACCAGCGTCAGGCTGTCTCCCGTTACGTACGACTTTGGACAGGATGTGAGCGAGGCGCCCCTCCTCGCCCACACCAGCGGCGTGCCCGTCCCCTCCGGGCGCGCCAGCCATCCGCATCGCCGCTTCTGCTCCAGACCGGATCTCCGGCAGGCGTCGCACTTCCAACCGGCCTGGTTGGAAAACTGAAACTGGAAGGCGACAATTAGTTTTTTCGTTCCGCCTCGTTCAACCCCGTCTCCGCCCGCACCGCGGCCAGCGCTTCTCGAAACAGATCCTCCGGCCCCGCTCCCGCCAGCGTCTCCGGCGTGGCTGCCGCTCCATCCACCTCCAAACCCGCAATCTCCCGCAAACCCCAAGTCAGGTAGAGCCGGTCGATCTCCTTCTGCAGCAGCGCCGCATCCATCTTTCCGCCCGCGCCGCCGCCCGCCTCCAGAAACTCCATCCGCCGCGCCAATTCGCGCACCTGCCGCATCAAGTCCACCCGCCGCGCAAACGACATCTTCGCCACCGTGTACCGCACCCCCGCCGCAACCGCCGATTCCACCACCCTCGAACTCTCGTAAGTCATGAACCCATCCCCTTCGCTCCCGACCCTCGGGTTGCCGCGCAGAATTCTTGACGCGGAGACGCAGAGACGCGGAGAAAACCGCCCATAAGGGTTGATCCCGTCAAGTTCGGCTCGGGTCTACCCCATTTCCTCTGCTCC